TGTGACAGCACAGGAACACAGCGCCCTGGTGCCAGAACAATTTAACGAGGCAACCGTATGAGCATTCTTGCCAAATTTGAAAAACAACCCGCCGACGTGCAGGACTTCGACATCGACTTCACCGAGTGGTTGACCGGCATGTCCGACACCGCACTGACGCTGGACGTGACGGCGGATACCGGCATCACGCTGGGTGCCAACACCCTGGTGGCTGGTGTTGCCAAGGTCTGGACCTCGGGCGGCACCGATGGCATCACCTACAAGATCACAGCCACCATCACCACCTTTGGCGGGCGCACCAAGCAGGCAGAGATCAAAGTGAAAGTGAAGGAATACTGAAAATGGCCAAACAACTCTTTGCCAACAATGCCGTCAGTGTGCTGGCTGTTGCGGCCTCTGATGTAGCGACCACCTTGACCGTAATCAGCGGCGACGGCGCCTTGTTCCCAAGCCCGACTGGCGGCGACTGGTTTAGCCTGACGCTGACCCAGGCCAGCGATGAAACCTCATGGGAGATGGTCAAGGTGACAGCGCGCACCGGTGACGTGTTGACCGTGACACGGGCACAGGAGGGCAGTGTGGCGGCAGCCTGGGGCATTGGCGCCAAGGCCGAGGCGCGACTGACGGCGGCCGCGATTGCGTTGCCGGTTGAGGTGGCCACCAACAACGCCACAGCCAAGGCCACACCGGTTGACGCCGACGAGATACCCTTGGCTGACAGTGCCGCGACCTATGCGCTCAAGCATCTGACATGGGCCAACCTCAAGGCCACGCTCAAGAGCTACTTTGATTCAGCGGCCCAGACCCTGACCAACAAGACCATCGACCTTGGCAGCAACACATTGTCTGGCACGCTAGCGCAGTTCAACACCGCGGTGTCTGATGGTGATTTTGCAGCAGTCGCCACATTGGCCGCAGCAGGCGGCGCTGCCACGGTGGGCAACACCCCCGCAGGCAACATTGCTGCCACCACAGTGCAAGCGGCTATCAATGAGCTGGATGAATCAGTGGCGTCCAGCGCCAGGTTTATCAAAGCCGACCCCACCACCGTAGCCTTCACCAAGCTCACCGCAGGCACCGCCGAAATCAAGGCAGGCACCGTGGTCGATGTGGATGGCATCACCATCTCTTTCGCCACCGCCACCGCCATCACCATGCCCGCGCTGACCGCTGGCACCGACTACGCCATCTACGCCTGCGCAGACGGCACACTGCGCGCTGACGCCAGCTTTAGCGCCCCCAGTGGCTACACCACCGCCAACAGCCGCAAGATCGGCGGCTTTCACTACGCGCCGGGCGGTAATGCAACCGCTATGGCAGGTGGCAACACCACGCCGCAAATCAATGAGTACAGCTTCTGGGACCTGAAATTCAAGCCCAATTGCCCCGACCCACGCGGCATGGCGCTGGTAGCTGGCGGGTTCTGGGTTGACATTTACCTGACGGGTGTTGATGCCATCACCAACGGCACGTCAAAGTACAACGTCGCTATTGCCGACGGCGCATCGCCCCCCAAGATTCCATCGCTGTTTGGCGGCAATGGCACGACGACCTACGGCACGCTCACATGGTTCGAGGCCATGGAGTTGGCGACCGCCTTTGGCAAGCGTTGCTTGTCGCAGCAGGAATTCATGGCCGCCATGTACGGCACGACCGAGGCAACCCAAAGTGGCGGCACAGACGTGCCCACCACGGGCGTGACCGGCACAGGTGCCACCAGCGCCTGGAACGTGTTTACCAGCAAGTGGGGTGTGGTGCAGGCCACGGGCTGCATGTGGATTTGGGGCTTGGACCGAGGCGGTCCTTATGGCGCGGCAGCGTGGAACGCCAACACCGAGGGACGCGGCTCCGAATACAACGCGCCGAATGCGGTGCTCCTTGGCGGCCGCTGGGGCGCCGGCGCGTCCTGCGGCTCCCGGTGCTCGCTCTGGGACGCCGTTGCGTCGTTCTCGGGCGGCTCCGTCGGTTCGCGCTTCTCCTGTGACCACCTGACCCTTGAATAAGGTGGCGAAAGCCACCGTCTGAATAAAACGAATGGAACCTGTAAGGGATAGCTCAACATGCTTCGATCAAATGGCCATTGTGGAGAAATACGAGAAAGTGATCTCGTATTTGTACCCCATTGCCCAGTCGATGCCGCGCAAGCATGGGATTTCTCGCGACATGTTTCTGCAATGCCTGATGGGGGTGCCAGACCTGATGTTTCAGGCAGGCAAATCCAATCAGGTGTCAAAAATCTACGCCGCCGATGCTGCCTTGGCAAATCTGCGGTTTTGGATGCGATTCCTGCATTCGATCCATGCCCTGACTCCGCACCAACTTCAGGTGGCCCAAGTGCTACTGGCCGAGGTTGGCGCGATGGTGGGCGCGTGGGTCAAGCGCAGGCAAAAGCAAGGGTAGGCTGGGTCAACATGCGGTGCTCCTTGGCGGCAACTGGGACAACGGCGCGAACTGCGGCTCCCGGTGCTCGAACTGGAACAACGTTGCGTCGAACTCGAACAACAACATCGGTTCGCGCTTCTCCTGTGACGACATCACTATTTCATCGCTCTGCCACCGCTACGGCGTGGCAGGCCGACCATTCAATATGTGGTCAGCCAGCTCTATCCTCCTTCGGGAAATACTCAACGGGGTCCGGCATAACGCTTAGTAGGCAATCCAAAGGCGCAGCCGGCTTTTTTATGACCAAAAAACACCGTCGGTTGATTGACCAAATCACCACCACCGACAACCTGCGTACCGCCTTTGAAAACACGGCGCGCGGCAAGAAGATGACTTGGGGTTTCTTGGAATTCAAGGAATACGCCCAAGCCAATCTGCATTTAATGCAAGAGGAACTGCGCGACGGCGGCTACCGCGTCGGCCCTTACCGCGAATTCATGGTGCATGAGCCCAAGCCGCGCCTGATTTCTGCGCTTGACTTCAAAGACCGGCTGGTGCAGCACGCGCTGTGCAATGTGGTGGCTCCCATTTTCGAGCGCAGTCTGATGCCTCAAACCTTTGCCTGCCGAACCGGGCTGGGCACACACGCCGGGGTGCGTTATGTGCAGGGCACCATGCGCTACACCAAGGCCAAGTATTGCCTGAAAACCGATTACACCAAGTTCTTCCCAAGCGTCGACCGCGAGGTGTTGCACAGCCTCATTGAACGCAAGATTGACTGCGCCGGGACGCTAGCGATTTTGCGCGAGATCATTCCCGCCACCGGCAAGGGCATCCCGATCGGGTCGCTGACCAGCCAGCTTTTTGCCAATGTCTACGGCAATATGGCCGACCGCTTTATCCACTTTGATCTTGGGCAGCGCCACTGGGCGCGGTACATGGATGACATCGTGGTGATGGACGATGACAAAGAGCGCCTGATGGACAGCTTTTTGCGCCTGAGTGATTTCTCTGGCGAACGCATGAAGCTGCACATTGGCCGCTGGAACCTGTCGCCAGCCGCACGCGGCGTGAATTTTCTGGGCTATCGCATCTGGGCCACGCACAAGCTGCTGCGCAAAGACACGGTGTTGCGCGCCAAACGCAAAGTTGCCAATTTTCTCAGGCACGAGGACCACGCCGGACTCGCGCAATTTGTCGCTTCATGGCGTGGTCACACGCAATGGGCCGACGCTCACAACCTCAACCAATGGATGGAAAACCGCTATGGCATCACCCTCTAACCCCATCAACACCCGCGCCGACCTCGACGCCTTGGCGGGCACCCCAGCCCACGCCGCCTTTATGGCCGCGCTGGCGGGAACCATTTGGCGCTTGGAAAAAGACGATGACGCTGGCCTGTGGCGTGCCGCGCAAGACAACAGCACCATTGAGCGCTTTGGCTTTGTGCCGGCCGACTTTGCTGACGCGCTGCCGCCCGAGCTGCCGCAGTACGTGCCGCCACCGTCCAAAGTGCCCACCGTGATCACCATGCGCCAAGCCAGGCTGGCGCTGCTGGGGGCGGGCTTGCTCGATACCGTCAACGCGGGTATCTCTGCCATGCCGCAAGCTGCCCAGATCGAATGGGAATATGCCCAAGAGGTGCGCCGCGACAATGCGCTGATCAGCACACTGGCGGCAAACCTCGGGCTGGACAGCGCGGCGGTGGACATGCTGTTTACCGCAGGGGCGGCGCTGTGAACGCGTTCCTCGGCCTGCTGACCTCTCTGGGCGTGCTGTGGGCGCTGTGGTATCTCTACTTGATCGTGATGGGCCTGTACCGCGCCAAGCTCATGGGCACGCTCACGCGATCCGCGCTGGTGCTGGGTTCGCCCGCGCTGGTCATTGGCTGGCTGCTGGATTGGCTGGTCAATTGGACGCTGGCCTCCCTATTTTTTAGACAGCTACCGCGCAAGCCGCTGGAGCTGGTTACGCAGCGCCTCACGCGTTACATCAATGGGCCAGCCTGCATCAACAAGCACTATGCGCAAATCATCTGTGTGCATCTACTCGATCCCTTTGACCACAGCGGCAAGCATTGTCACTAAGGACGCTCATGCCAACACCCACACCCACCTTGACCCACCAGCCACCACGGAGCCTGCTGCCATGAGCCAAACCACCCAAGCCGCCGAGTCCGGCA